ATCTCCATCGACGCGAGAAGTTCCATAACCTCCTGCATGAATCGGACGAGCAACCGCAGTCGGTCATCCGGGGCTTTATTGATACGAGCCACCAGATAGGCAGACTGAGTCTTCTGGACTGCGAGGGAAAGGTCCATGTAGGGCTCGGGGGAGTGGTAATGTCCCTTTTCGAGCATCTCCGAGATGAACATGTCCACCACGTCGTTCGCAGCAGTCATCGACTTGGTCGCCGCTTCGATGTCGGGGTACTGGAGCAGCGAGATAGCAACCATGGGGTCTTGAATCAGGCCCGACTCCAGGAGCTCCCGTACAAACTCCAGCTTACCCGCAGGGGTGTTGGGGAGCATGTTGGTGGGTGTCACTTTCATGACATAGGCATCCTTCTCAAGGCTGATGTCCGACCACTTAATCTTCTCAATATATTTGTCACCGTGGGAGACCACGTCGTAAGCATCCCCCCGCTCCGCTGCTTCCCGGGCGATGTCTATCATCTGGACTGCCGCATGGATGAACAGGTTCTCGTATCGAGCGGCGATGTCATAAAACCGCTTCGTCTGGATGTTCGAGAACTCCCGCAAAGCCACCGCAGACTCAATCCCAACAGGCTTTTTGGACTGCGCCGACATCTCGGAGATACCCGCTATCTGGTACGCTCGCTCAAAGAGCCTGTCCAGGTGGGAGTAGACCTCCCCCGCCATGATTTTGGGGACGTAGAATTGGGGTGGTTTACCCGGAGAGGTGTACTCGATAACCCCCCACATCTCGTTATTCAGGCTCGCTTTGGTAATCTTCGACCCAGTCTCAACAAAGACCTTCGGCTTCGCCAGCCGCATCGACTCGGAGATGGTCTTAAGCAGCGTGTTAATCTCGATTTGGATGCCCGTAAGCATTTCCGCGAGGCCCTGGCCCCAGAATCCAAGCAATCTGTCAGACCAGTGGAGGGTCACAAAGGGGTGGTAGTCTCTGGTGTAACTCTCATCGAGGAGAGTCCCCCCCGCAACACAGATAACGTGCCTCCCATCGTCGGAGTCCTTAGATGACGGGAGGTGCCACGCCTCCAGGCAGAGAATCTGTTCTTCGCTCTCCCCGAGTAGACGGTTCTCCAGCGCTTCGCTGACATCCACGCCCATGGTGTTATCGAGCGCTGCTTGCTTCTCCGGGTACATCGCCCGAATAACTTCCTTGTTCACCACCTTCAACTGGAACAACTGACGAGGGGAGGAGTACCGAGACTCAAAATCATCACAGATGAGTTCGTCAGGGAAGATGCGTTCAACTTTAACATCCCCATCCGACTCGTAAACCTTCATAATCCCCGTTCCAAAGACCGCTGCGTCCTTGAACACCTTGGGGGCAACCTCGTAAATCCCGCTCTCGTAGAACTGCCCCTGGCAGAAACGGTCGAGTAATTCAGCTTTCCGTCGCTGCGCCCAATCCCCCCCGGAGGTCAGGAAGGTCGCAGTAGGCTTATTCTGCGTAATCTCGGAGGTGACCGTGTCACACATCGACTTAATTACGTTCAGGGTCACCTTGTGACGCCCCGAAGACGCTGGCTTCGTGTACCCACCGAGCGTTAAATCGGTTAATTCAGCGTCATTATAGCGCTGGAAGTGGTCCGTGTTCAGGTCGTGTTGGTAATTCTGGTCTTCAACCAGTTTGCCGACATAATCAAATAGTGCGCTGTGGGGGCTCCCGTCAGGGGCTTTCCACCATAATTCGTTTTTGGACTCATACATTGAACATATCCTCTTCGTCTGTGATTATCAGATGGTCGGGAACAAACCCCGAGCTCCGGGCGGTCTCGGTATCCCGGAATGATACTTCGATTACTCCTGGGAGCGTAAATGATTCCACGCCATTTTCCTTCATCCAAAGGACAAAATCTTTAATTTCTTCTAATACCATCAATTTAACCTAACCCCCCGGCTCCACCAGGGTTCGTCATCATCCCCACCGAATACACGCTCTTCGACTGCCTTCATGTGCTGCGCTTCGAGCCAAGCCATGTAACCAGGCTCCCCAGGCAGAGGGTTGTTGATAGTTTCTTCCCACAGGAAGTGCCGAGCCTCACGCCACATGTAGAGCGTTGCATCACTCGCGTGGTTCTCAAACCGGGGGTCTTCTTTGGTCCGGTCTTCGTTCCACTGCAGTAACGCCCACTCATCGAGCACCGGAGCGTCATTCGAGACCTTGATTTTGCCAGTGCGGAGGTCGTCGTTCAGTAACTCGATGTAAGACGCCTTATTTCGCTTCTCAGCGGCTTTGATGGGCAATCCGTACCGTTGCCGCATCTCCTCTGTGATCGACAAGCCAAGCCCCCCCGTATCAGCCACCATCTGCCGAAAGTCATAGTGTCTGTTCAACTCCACCACTTTCTTCGCGATTTCTGAGGGAATCAGCTTATGGTAGATGGGAGTCTCCACCACATAGAGGTGCGGGTCCGTATCGCAGTACGCCCCAATCGAAAACGAGGTCGCGTCGATGTAACCAAGGTCGATTCCGAGCACATACTGCCACTCCCCTTCCGGGAGCTCCTCAAACAGGTTTTGAGCCTCGAATTTATAGACCAGCGAGTCCATGGACCGAATCCACTTACCGCACCACTCCCGCTGGTAAATCGGGTTGGTTAAATCCCAATTCTTCTGCTTCAGCTTCCTCTGGAGGTACTCATCCGCATGGGGGATGTGGGGGTTCTCCCGGATGGTCCATTTATGGGTAGCGTAGCCGAAGTTCTTGTCTGTCGTCGCTGCGTAGAAATACCCCGTACAGGCAGCGTTCGGAGTGCCCGTCAGGAGCAGGGTGCCCTTATGGTCAATCAGCGCTGGCTCGATTACCTCCTCAATCAACTCATTAAGGAAGGGCCCGTAGGATTGGCACTCATCAATAGCAACCAGGCGATAGGCGGGCCCCCGTAGCTTGTCCACGTCTGCCTGGTCGTTCGCACCCGTAATGATTATCTGCGAGTGGTTCGGGAAGGTCGCTATCAACTCTGCGTTGTTGAAGTTCACCCCCAGGTGGTAAAGCCGATTTGCCCTCTTCAACTCGTTCCACATTAGCCGCTTCGCTGCTGCCCGAGTTAACCCGATGTAGACCACAATCCCATCTGGGTTCTTAACCGCTGACTCAATCAGATACCGCGAAACCGTATAGGTCTTACCCGCACGTCGAGAACAGAGAGCCGCCTTAAAGGTGGAAGGATCGTCGATTAGCGCCAACTGCTGGTCGAACAAATCCTCTCGCCACCGATAAGAACGGTCCCGATGCTCTTCATATACAGCCTCCGGGGTTTCCCCGAAGCGCTTGTAGTACTCCCGGAGGAGGTCTCGGGTAGATGTTGCCACCTAGCCTACAGCCTTCATCTTGGGGGGTCTTCCTCGTTTTCGCTTCTTGGGGATCTCAAACCCAGACTGGACCTCGATGGCACATGCCGCCATGTGCACTATCCCGTGCCCCTGGTTCCGGGGGGACTCGTCAATTAGGTGCACAAAGTCACCCTCAAGGTACATGTCCCACTTCTCAAAGTTCCGATTAGAGAAGTGCGTGTTCCCAAACAAGGGTCGCATGTTGGTGCTCAATGTCACGCTCTTCAGCGGTATCCGGTCTTCACCCATCATTTCTTCCTTTTCTTTTTGTGGTTACGAACCTCGTTATGGGCTCGGTCAAATTGGTCCATCCCCCAGTCAAACTGCAATTGGGGCACATACTTCATCGAATAGCGGTCCTTAATCTCTTTCATTATCCAGCCGCGATGCGAGCAGTAGATATTTTCGCCCTTTTTGTGATCGTAGCCACCGAGTAAAGCCGTAAACAGACCACGCTTCCGAAATATCATCTTCGTGAAGGAGTAGTGCATTATCAACAATCCACTCGGAGAACGCTGTGCACACATCCATGAATAAATGTCGTCTTGGCTCTCGGGCGTATTGCCCGCTGCCACCAGGGTCACACCGTCCTTGATTAGGCGACGAACCACGGTTTTCTGCATCGGGTACAGTGCCCATGAGGGTTGGTCCTTGTTCTGGGCAGCATAAGACTTTAACCACGAATCGAATATCATGTGCGCGTCATTAGGCTCGGCAGGACGGATACGCACCGGGATACGGTCGAGTTCCCGGCTCTCCTGGAACTGCTCCACCCCCTTTCGCATCTTGTCGTTCTGTAGCCCCAGGTTCGTGTGGCCCGTCGCGCTTTTCAGGTGCTCTCTTAAGTCGTCCATTACCCCTCGTTCCTACTCACTGACATTCTCCTGTAGCTTCTTAACCACCTCTTCGGTGAGTTCCTTGTCACTCATGGCGTCAAGGCTCGAATTATCCCGGACTTCGTGCTCCATCTTCACCAGGCGCACCAGGCTGGCGGCATATTTCTCGAATTGCCC